CCCCAGGTGGAGTACAAGGCATGAGCAGAGTGGAACTTTTTACGTTCAGGCATTGTGACTATATCTAGCGATGGAGAGTAGTAAGCCCTTTCACCAGCCCATTGGGTTTCTAACGTTTCTCGACGGTGGTATGCTGCAAATACTTTTTCGCAGTTTTCCATACGTTCTGGTTCAGGTCTTGGTTGTTCAGCTTCTCCTTGATGTCTAGCAATAACTTCATTTAAATCTTTTCCTTCTATATCTTTAACATTAAAGATTTTAGAGAAATAAAATCCACCCATTCTTTGTTCTTTAATTTTTTCACCAAAAGAATTTTCTACTTCAATTTGGTATTTACTAGGGACACAAATGTAGCAAGCTTTAGATCCTTTACGGATATTCCAGCCTTTTGCTTTTATTTGTCCAGCTCCAGCCCATAAAGGAAGAGGATAACCTCTAGCCATTTGATAGAAGGCTAATAATGCAGGATTCTGTCCTGTATAGATGTGATGACTAAGGATGTTTTGATGTTTACCTCCATTAGTACAATCCCATTCTTTTCTCCAAGGTTGTTTACCTGATTCCATCAGATTAATTAGTTCTTCTACTAATTTTTCTTCTGGAGTAGGTCTTTTACTCTTGGGTTTTGCTCTTGATTTTGAGCGAGTTGCTGTTGTCATTGTTTTTAAATTGTTGTTGAAGTTTTAAAGCAGCGGCTTCAG